GTCTACGCTTTACGAATAAGAGCGGGTTTCACCATAACCGCCGGGCCTTTGGGGGGCCAACACAAGTGCCTGCACCGACTTCGCAACCTATTGTTTTGCCGCGCTCGCTGGTGAACAAAGCCGTGACTGAAACGGTCTTTGATCGCGCCGGGGCGGACCAGGTTGTGCCCCGCGATAACCGCCGAACGGTCAACGAAGCGATCAGCGCCAGCCGCGCACGGAACGACCTGATCGGCTCGATCCGCGACCTGTATTCCCGTGAAGGGACGTTCTCGTCAGCGGCGTTCAGTTTTGTCGAAGTTGCTCTTTCCGGTTACAGCGCCAAGGCCTACAACACCCAAACCGGCCAATTCGATCTGGCCGGCAGCCTGATGGCTCGGCAGATCATCGCCGGCTTCGACACTCTTTTTGACTACAGCCAGGGCTACGGCGACAAGACCAGCTTTGAAAGCCTGCTGGAGCAGTCCCTGCTGGAAGTGGTGCTGACCAGCGCCCTGTGCCAGGAACTGGTGCTGGATAAGGCGCGCTTCCCGACCAAGATCAACACCATTCCCTTCGAAACGATTGATTGGAAGAACGTCGGCAGCGGCCCCAAGGCCAAGAAAGTGCCGCAGCAGAACCGCAGCCAAGGCGACCCGGTTGTGCTCGATGTGCCCACGGTGTTCATCAGCGAGCTGCACCGCCAGGCTAACCGCGCCTATTCCGACTCGATGCTCTCGGCCGGGGTGAACAACACCTACACCTACGGCGAGTTTCTGGAAGAAATGCGCCGCGCTGTGCGCCGTCAGGGCCACGGCCGCCTGGTGCTGAAAATCTCCATCGAGACGGTGATGGCCGCCCTGCCTGCTGACATCAAAGCGGACAAGGACAAGTTGCAGCAGGCGCTCGATGCGGTGAAGTCCAAGATTGAAGAGAACCTGAAAGGCATCAACCCGGAAGACGCGCTGGTCATTTACGACACCGTGACCCCGGACATGCTCAAGGCGCAGGGCGAGAAAAGCGACTACGTGCCGCTGATTGAGACCCTTTCCGGCCTGCTGGCCACCTCGCTCAAGTCCAACCCGTCGATGCTCGGCCTGCGCATGCAGGGCTCGCAATCCTTGAGCAACACCGAAAGCCTGGTGTTCCTCAAGATCGCCAACGCTGCCCGCCGCCCGGTCGAGACCAACCTGTCGCGCATCCTCACGCTGGCCGCCCGCCTGTACGGCGCCGACGTGTACATCAAATTCCGCTTCGACCCGATCAACCTGCGCCCGGATCTGGAGCTGGAAGCGTTCAAGACCATGCGCCAGGCGCGCACGTTGGAGCTGTTGTCCGAAGGTTTCTTGACCGACGACGAAGCGGCCTGGGACCTCGGCACCGGCCCCCGCGCCCCGGGTGCCCCGCCGCTTTCCGGCACCGGCTTCCGCCGTGGCAGCGGTGGCATCAACGCCAACGACGCAAGCCCGAACGCCGACCCGCAGGGCCGCGCCCTGCAATCGGATGAACCGAAAAAAGCCGGAGGCGCGAGCCAATGACCGCCAAACGCAGCAAGACACCTCGCGGCCAAAGCCTGCAACTCGGGGACATCTGGTATGGCGATGACGACAGCATGTTGTCCGCCCGCACCAGCCTGACGCAACTGGCCGCGCTCGATCCCAAGCTGTATGCCGGCGGCGATGACGAAGACGAAACCTTCGACGGGTTCCCTGAGTACAGCTACATGCTCGCCCGCCACGGCGACATCGCGGTGCTCAGCATCAGCGGCAGCATGGTCAGCAAGGAAACTTACTACAACCGCTATGTCGGGCTGTGCTCGTACCAGGAAGTGCGCAACGCCGCGATCGTCGCCGCCGAGTCCGGCTGTCGCGGCCTGCTGCTCGACATCGACACCAACGGCGGCAGCGCCGAGGGCATTGGCGAACTGTCGGACTTCCTGACCGAGTTCGATAAGAGCGTGATCCCGGTTTACACGTACACCGGCACCAAGATGCTAAGCGCCGGCTACTGGATCGGCTGCCTCGGCCGCAAAGTTTTCAGCTCCGCGATGGCCACCAACGGGTCCATCGGCGTCGTGAGCGCACATTTCAGTTACGCCCGGATGCTCAAGGAACAGGGCATCGACGTAACCATGCTTCGCCAGGGTGAGTTCAAAGCGTTGGGCTCCCCCTACGAAAAGCTGGACGACAAGGCCAGGGCCGACATCGAGGCGCGCATGGGGAAGTTCTACGACCTCTTCCTCTCGCATGTCTCTTCGCACCGAGGCATCGCCGTACCGGCATTGATCGAAACCGCCGCCGAGGGTCGCGTCTTCATGGGAGACGACGCTGTGGCAGTGGGGCTAGTAGATGGCATCACCACCTTCGACAAGGCGGTTTCCGCCGTGATGAAACTGGTGGGCGATCGACAGCCACAGGTCTCTGTACTCACCCCCTCAACCTACTTAGGTGTGGATGATATGAAGCGCAAACTGACTGACGCGGGCCAAGCGGCCGTCGCTTCGGGGATGGCTGAGAAACTGGCCTTGGCTGACCCGAAGCTCTCCGAAGAAATCAAAGAACCAACCAAAGAAGAACTGGAAGCCGCCGAAGCTGCTGCTGCGCTCGCTGCTGCTGCTGACCCGGCTAATCCAGATCCGAAAGCTGAGCCAGAAGCCGCCCCAGCCCCGGCCGCGAAAGCGGAACAGCTGAGCGATCAGACCCTGGACAAGATCATTTCGCTCTCCAGCGATCTGGCCGACGCCCGGGGCGAAGTGAAGCGCCTGCAAGCCAGTGAATCTGAGCGCTCGGCCAGCATGGCCACCCTGATGAAAATCTGTGGTGACGCCATCAACCGCATGGAATTGCCGTTGAGCCGTAGCCCGACCAGCTTCACCGGCATGAGCGCGGAAACCCTGATCGGCACTTACCACCGCACGCTCTCGGACTTCAACAGCCGGATGAAGATCGGCGCGCAGGCCGAAGTACCGGGTGAAAACGACCTCGGGGACCACAAGAAGCCCCAGGCCTACGTCCCGAACGCGGACTGCGTGAAGCTCTAACACAACACTTTGGGGGATAGATTCATGACTACTTTCGTTTATGGGGAAGCCGTAACCGACGCACTCAAAGACACCACTTCGGCGGCTTTGGGTGCCAGCTCGGCGGCACCTTTCGGCAACAACGACATCGGCAAAGCTGTGAAGCGCGGCACCGCACAGAACTACGTGCTGTGCGCGGACAACGACGCGATCGAGGGCTTTGTTGCCGCGATCGAGCCGAGCACTGTCAACGCCGGTTTCAGCTTCGGTTCGGTCCAGCGCCGTGGTCGCAAGATCGCCCAGGTGGGTACCGGTGAGACCGTCCTGCTGAATGGCTATGTCGTGGCCTACACCCAAACCGCACTGGGCACTGCCGGCTACCCACAGGTAGCTCCAGCTGTCGCCACTGCGGCAACGGATGACGGCGTGCTGACTGCGGCCTCGATCTACGCCTGGCAGGTGATCCGCATCATTTCGGGCACCGGCGTTGCTGGCGATCTGGTTCTGCTTGAGCGCGTGTAAGCGCCCAACCACACAGCTTTTTGGGGGAAATTGAAATGAGTGATCTCCAGACCAACCTCAAGGTGCGCAACGCCGAAGGGAACCTGATCGAGGTGCCGTTCCACGTACAGATGTACGCGGAAGCATCGAGCAAGGGCTTGTCCCTGTCGCAGCACCTGAACCAGCTGTACGGCGAAAGCACCGACCTGGTGAAGTACGGCGACGTGCTGCAACAGGCCATGCTGCACTCCGGCATGCTCACCAGCACCGATCACCGCATGGGCATGCGCCCACCGAGCATGAAGGAAATGCTGGAAACCGGCATTCAGCTCGGCTCGATCACCCGTGGTGACGGTTCCGACCGCCACACCGTGGCCGGTCGCATGCTGTACCCGGAAATCCTGATGCGCGCCATCGAGTCGAAGCTGCGCGACGACTACGGTGATCTGCTGGGCACCTGGGCCAGCTTCATCGCTCAGACTCAGACCGTGACCGGGCCGAAGTTCGATCAGCCGATCATCAACATCACCCGTCCACAAGGCACTGCGTCGTCTCCGATCGCGCAGCTCGCTGAACCGGACGTGATGCTGAGCATCACCACCTCGGATCGTTCGAACAGCATTCCAACCAAGTCGATCGGCCTGCTGATTTCCGACCAGGCTGCGCAAGCGTCGACTCTGGACCTGGTGAACCTGGCCATGACCGCACAAGCCCGCCAAGAGCGTGTGCGCATGGTGGAAGGCGACATCGCGGCGATCGTTGCCGGCGACGTTGACCGTGGTGAAACCGCCAAGGCCAGCTTTACCGCGGACTCGCTGGACCCTGCCGGCATCACTGCCGCAGGCCAGATGACGCACAAAGCCTGGGTCAAGTACATGCACAAGAATCGTCGCCAGATGATGACCTTGGGCGGTATTTGCGACCTGGACACCGCGATGGCGATCGAGGCGCGTACCGGCAAGCCGACTCGCGACACCGTGTTCGTCAAGGAAGCCGAGGCGTTCAACCAGGGCATCACCGTCGACAACCTGACCGGTCCAGATCCACGGATCTTGATCGTCGATGACGGTGTGATCGCGACCAACACTTTTGTGGGCCTCGACACCCGTTTTGCCCTGCGCCGCGTGATCAACATCAGCGCCCAGTACAGCGCCATCGAGCAGTTCGTGCTCCGTCGCGCCACGGCGTTCCGTGTGGACTATGGCGAAATCACCCACAGCCTTTATACCGATGCCTTCAAGGTGATGACACTCACTCTGTAAGGTTTGGTTATAAGGCAAGTGATCGGAATCGGGGGGTCGCAAGACCCCTCAACCCACACGGAGCAGAGACATGACACGCCCTAAGCCGAAAGATGAAGCACCCGCCGAAGTCGCTGCGCCTGCACCTGCAGCAAAAAGTGACTGGCCAAAATTCCTCAAGTCGATGACCCCGTTCGGGTACACCGACCCTGTGACACACATCCACTACAGCCCGGTGTCTGTGGTGCGAGTGGACGCTGCGCCGACTGAAGGCAGCTGGCTCGCGATCCAGATGGCCGCCAAATTGATTGGCGAAGCCTAATGACCGCCCTCGGCTCGTACACCACCACCGACGCGGTGCGCGGCTGCCTGGGTGTGGATCAGGATGACTGCCCGGATCGCTACATGGTGGATTCGCAGGTCGCCCTGGAGCTGAGCCTGGACCTCGACGGCTGGCTGCCAACGCATGCCGCATTGTACACCGCCGGCACCACGGGCACGCCGACCACCGCCGCCAAGGCGATCGCCGACCGGATCAAGCTGTACGCGCAGTGGTTCGTGGCGTTGGAATTCGCCAACCGCCCGCTCGCCGTGCCGCAGATCGTCACGGACGGCAAGGCCCAGCTCGACCGCTTTAAGGTCGACCTGAGCAAGGTGGCGGAACTGGCTGCCAGCAAGGTGGCCAAGTACAAAGGCGAGTTGCAGCTGGCGGTCGACGGTAAGCAAGTCGTGGCGGCGTACACCAACTACGTCAACGTGGCGGTGCCTGGCGCCGACCCTGTGACCGAGGTGATCCAGTAATGGCCGACCTCGCCCGCGCCCTCGGCCGCTTTGCCCACACCCCCTTGCTGGGGTGGAACGCTGCGACCAGCGCTTGGGACGACACCGGCCTGCGCGGGCGCTTGCAGGTCTACGACCGGTTTATCACCGAGCGCGATTTCGGCCAGCGTAAACGCATCCTGACTCTGGCCGGCGACCAGGCCTTGCCGGGCGCCTACTCGGTGATCCGCCTCGGCACCAGCCCGACCGTGTACATGCTGGAAAGCCTGAACCAGGACATTGAGGGCGAGGCCGTGTACGGCACGACCTTCGCCCTGCACCAGGCACCGTTCCATGTGCGGGTGTGCAAGGAAGTGGTCGAGACCCTGCAGTCCGGGGCCAAGCGCAAGACCGGGGCCGAACAGGTGCTGTTCGACACCTGGGTCAACCTGTCGCGCTACTCGGCGGTGGACTCGCGGGAATTCCCGCTGACCGACTTCACCATTTACACCGTGTACTTCCCGCGCAACGTGGTCGCCACCACCGACATGTACGTGCGCCGGCTGGACAACAACGAACTGCTCGACATCACCGAGGTTTTCCAATCCCTGGAAATCCCAGCCGCGAGGGTCCAACGCCGTGGCTGAAGACTTCCCCCTGATCGTCAAGGGCACGATCGACAAGCTGGTTTCCGACAAGTGTGCCGCCCTGCAGGCGCAGTACCCCGGCCTGCTGTGGGCCGAAGTCGACGACATGCTGCAAACCGATGCCGCGTTCAAGGCCCAAGGCCCGGCGCTGCTCTGGCAGTTCGGGTCGTTTGTCCCGGACCCACGGGCGCCGCTGTACGAGATTGAGTTCTCGGTGGGGGCACGCACCGTGGCCGACCCGAGCAACTACGCGCTGATCGACCTGGTGTCGCAGATCCGCGACGTGTTCCGGGCGGACCAGGAATTCCAGCTGTTCAACTACATCCTGGCCACCACCTCGCCGGTGGATGCCGTCAGCAAAGGTTTCGTGCGGGTGATTTCCAACGAGATTTCGCCGCAGCTGTTCGATCGCCAATCCGGTATCCGCTACGCGGTGATCCGGGGCAAGGCGGTGAACTTTGGCTAACAACACTCGCGTCAGCATCGAAATCAACATGGACGCGCTGCGCGCCGTGGTCCTGCAACACAAGGGCACGCTGGCGGCGATCACCGAGCGCGCCAACGGCAAGCAGGCTGACTTGGAAGTGATCGGGACCAACTTCTACCAGGCCGCGCTCGCCGACACGCAACAGGTGTTGAACGACGGGGTCCAGGGCGCGAGCCAGCCGCGCAGCCAACTGCGGGTGCGCCTGCCCGGCGGCCGGCGCGTGCAGGTGGCGGTGGACTGGCGCCCGCTCAGCTTGGACTGGCGCGAGAACAAACAGAAACGTGCGCAGGGCAGCTACAAGGGCAAGTTGCGCAGCATCGGCCCCCGGGTGTTCTGGCTCGACACCGGGACCCTGCGCAACGCCTTTGCCGGCTGGGTTCCTGGGAAGGCGGGGATGAGCAAATCCAAGCCGATCATTCGATTACTGAGCAACGGGGATTTCCAAGTGGACCACCCCCTTGCTTTCAAAAAACTGTCTCCGGCTTTCCTCGATCAAGCGCTTCGTAGGGCGCTGATCGCGGGGGCTGAAGCGGGTAGACGTGGGGCTATGCCGGAGCCATTGGGCAGAACGAACAGGCGGGATGGTGTGTACCGCGCGTTCTTGACCGAGGTTCGCCGGCCGCTGATGCGTCCACTGGCCATCAGGCTGGGCAAGGCAATGCAAGAACAGATGACCAAACTACTTCGTAGGAGATAAAGCCATGTCTTTGGGCTCGCCAGTAACCAACAAGTTTCAGATCGGGACCGCGGAACTCCGCGTTGGCCCGATGACCTCGGCCATGAAGCTGCTCCAGTCCCACTCCGTGGGCTTGGTTGACAGCTGCTCGGTCACCATCGGCCAGGAATCCGTCGACCTGGAAGGCGGCTTTCCGAAGCAACTGATGGACTCGGCGGTGGTGCGTCAGACCGCCGAAGTGTCCACCGTGCTGCGTGAATACTCGCGCCGCAACCTGAAAATCGCGATCGGGGATGGTGTGACCACCGCTGTCGCGGACGTGGCCACCACCGTGGGTACTGCCGCTTCGACGGCGGCCACCACGCTGACCCTCGTTGCCGGTACCGGCATTTCGGGCAGTGACCTGGTCGTGGCGTACAAGGTCAACACCCCGGAAACCGTGCAGATCCTGCGCGTGGCTTCGGTGTCTACCAACACCCTGACCCTCGACGCCTCCACCCCGCTGCTGTTCGACCTGGCAGTAGGTGACCCTGTGTTTGTGGCCAAACAAGTCGCGATCGGTGCGGTTTCCCAAACGAACTACATGGCTGCCGCCATCGTTCAGAAGGAAAACAGCTCGGGTCGTCCGCTGGTGTGGAACTTCTGGAAGGCCTCTATCTCGGGCAACCTGGAGTACGCCACCAACGCTTCGGACTTCGCCAGCACCACGATGACCCTGAAATGCCTGCAGCCGGCAGCGGCTGAGTACGGCGTCGGGGCCAACCTGGCGCACCTGGCCAACATCATCCCGACCCACCCTACTGGCTTCCTCGCCCTCGGCGGTAGCTAAGTCAGGGAACGCAACAGGGGCCGGGCGCTGCCCGGCCTTTTTCCATCAGCGATCGGAGGTGTGCGATGTCGTTGTTCCGCGTCAGCAAGCCAAAGATCACCCTGCTGTTCAAAGAGATTTTGGGCGAAGTCATCGAGCAACAACCTGACTTGCTCCTGTGGGTGGCCATCGAGCTGGCCGCCGAAAAGGCAAAGCTGCCCTGCCCCGACATCGAGGCCCTGGCGCAGCGCCTGCTGGAAGAAAACAAAACCCCCGCCACCCCGACGCAGCCCGGCCCCAAAGGCAATGGCTACGGTTCGGCGTACACCGCGTGGCTGAACTCCCTGAAAACCGACCAGCTCTGCCTGTGGCTGGCCGACTACGACCCGCAGCGGGCGCACGCCCTGTACTGCGAAGTCGACATGGACCTGGTCAAGTCCATGATCGAGCTGAAAACCGCGCACGTTTGGCAAGACCTGCGCACCCGCTTTGAAGCCTGCCTACTCGGCGCGGGCGGGAAGTTGACCAGCCAGAACGACACAGTCCACGACATCGACATGACCGACAAGCAGTCGGTGGATTCGATGATCGACATTATGAAAAAACTGGGGTTCTAAGTTATGGCCGGCGAAAACATCATTATCAAGACGCTGATCCGTGCCGGCCTCCAGCTGGACGCCCAGGACGCGGCCGAGGTCAAGAAACGCCTGTCCGAGCTGGGTGATGCGTTTGACCTGGGCGCGGCCAAGAAGCAGGCCAAGGAACTCGGCACCCTGCTCACCCAGGTCAAGAAAGACCGGACGCTGTTGGACCGGGCGGCTACCTCGCCGGACAGGTTGACCCGT